CTGAAAATCCAGATAAAAAAATATTACAACTTACTTATAATTCTTCTTTACGTAAAGACGTAAAAGAAACTGTAGAAAAAAATGAAATACAAAATCTAACCGTCCATACTTATCATAGTTTGGCGAAAAGATATTATTTATCTACTGGATATACCGACACCGAAATTCGGAGATTATTACTTAAAAATCTTCCATTAAAAGGAGAACCTCCAAAATTTGATATGATTGTCCTTGACGAATGCCAAGATATGACCCTATTATACTTTCAATTGATGGTAAAATTTATTAAAGATATGGATAGAAAGATTCAATTATTAATTCTTGGCGATTACATGCAAGGATTGTATGATTTTAAAGGAGCTGATATTCGGTTTTTAACATTAGCTGATAAAATATGGGCTAATTTACCTAATTTAAATCAACCTCATTTTATTAAAAAAACAATGAAAATGTCATTCCGTATTACAAATCAAATGCGACATTTTGTTAATAATGTTATGTTAGGTGAAGACCGTATGAATTCTTGTCGTGAGGGGGATGTAGTCACATATATTCGTAACTCACGTGGTAATATTTCACGAACTGTTTATGCTGAAATTACACGACTTTTAGAAAATGGCGCAAAACCAAGTGATATATTTGTATTAGGAGGTTCTGTTAAAGGGGCTAACAGTAACATTCGTCGTCTTGAAAATACGTTTGTTGAAAAAGGTATACCTTGTCACGTCCCTATGATTGAAGGTGATAAAATAGATGAACGAGTTATAGATGGTAAAATTGTTTTTTCTACGTTTCACAGCGTAAAGGGTAGACAACGGAAATATGTATTTATTATAAATTTTGATAATGCGTATTTTCGTTTTAACGCACGAAACTTACCAAGAGATATATGTCCGAATACATTGTATGTAGCAGCTACACGTGCTACAGAAGGTCTTTACTTAATGGAAAGTAATAATTATCCAAGCGATAGACCATTAGAATTTTTAAAAAAAAGTCATATTGAAATGAAAAAGTGTGATTATATTAAATTTAAAGGGCATCATCAAAGTATATTTCAAGATGAAGAACTAAATGACAATGACAATATTATAAAAAAGCATATCATTACTCCTACCGAGTTAGTAAAATTTATATCTGAAAGTGTTATTGAAACTATTTCTCCTATTCTAGATCGTATTTTTGTAAAAGAAACTGATGAGCCTATTCTTATTGATATTCCTACCGTTATTGAAACTAAAAAAGGGTTTTATGAAGAGGTTAGTGATTTAAATGGTATTGCTATTCCTTGTATGTATTATGATTATTTAAAAGAAACTTTCTCTGAAACGGAAGAAGAATTTGAAAATATACCTCGGGGTAATGTCTTATTTGATATTATTGATAATTGTGTTGATAGAATGAAACCAAACGACCATATATTCTTAAAAGAAATTGTGAATGACCTTCCAGATAAAATAGAAACTATAAATGATTATCTCTATATTGCCAATGTGAGCGTTGCCGTTCAAGAAACATTATATTTTAAATTAAAACAAATTGAAATTGATGAGTATAATTGGCTAACTGATGAAATGATTATGGCTTGTAAAAATAGGTTACGTGAAGTAATTGGTCCTGATTGTCAAAATGAAATGCCTTCTGTTGAAGATACTATTATTCATGAATCATCTGAAGAACAACACGAAAAAATAGATGAATATCTTTCAACTATTTTTGATGATTCACAACAATTTCGTTTTACAGGACGTGTAGATCTTATTACAGAAACTATTGCTTGGGAATTGAAATGCACTTCTGAAATTACTACAGAGCATTTAGTTCAGGTAATTATTTATGCGTGGTTATGGAAAATGCGACATAGTTATACACAAGAATATGAAGAAAAAGTTTTTAAAATTTTTAATATAAAAACTGGTGAAGTTTTCAGGTTAGAAGCATCTATGGATGATTTACATACCATTATTACTACTTTATTAAAAGGGAAATTTCAAGAAACTATCAAAAAAACAGATGAAGAATTTGTAAATGACTGTATAAAATGCATATAATATGAAAAATATTTATCATATCATATTCAAGAATCAGATTTCTCAGATGGTTGCTGTTGTTGTTGAATGAAACGTTGTACGCACTCCCAAATCTTTGCGGATTCATCCATGCTATAAGCACCTCGTTTTTGAGCTGTATCCAAAAATCCTACCATTACATTCAAAGCAACATTATCGTCGGTAATAGGTATCTCTGTAAGTCTGGGTAGTTTTGGCTGTTCGGGTGCGAGTTGAGGGTCAGTAGAAGAATCCATTAGTATAATATAGGTGGTGTTTTTATACTGTTTATTCCGATTTAGTTAATCCTAGTTTTGTTAATACTAAATTAACTAAATATTGATCGTCTAAACCCCAATTATTATATTCTTCTCCTTCAATTTTTACATGTTCATTATGTATAAGGTTACCATTTGAATTGAAATAAGAAACAGTAATACTAACGTATGAATTTAATACAAGTTCTGATACACTTAATTCTATTTTGGTAGCTACAGGTGCTGGTAAGGCGTGGTCGACAATATTTACAGAAATGGCTTCCATTATATATACTTACACAAATTTACATACTTTCAAACTTAAAATCGACGACCCCAACGACGTCCTCCCCAATGACGTCTTCCCCAACGACCTCCCCAATGACCTCCGTGACCGTAATATGGGTATGCTGGATAGTATCCACCATAAGGCAATACATAAGGCGAATAAACTGGATAATAAAACATTATCTATAATATATATAATATATCGTAATATACAAATAAATAAATTACTAAATGTTACGATATATGCTGTTGTAAATTAGAATTTATGAATACTAATTTATAAAATAGTTTTACAAAAATCTTTTTTGAATTTTGTAATTTAAGTCTCCTTTACAGATATTGGTGTTATACATATATTTCGGTTTATTGTATTTACTTTTGTATCTGATTTTATAGATAGACCGTGCTTTCTCATACAACCTCTTTTATGTGCGGCTAATGCTTTCAAATTATTTGCAGAATAACATTTACATATATCGCATTTTAATCCAGATTTAATAATCGGTGCCGAATATTTGCTTGATAAATATTTATCCAAAGATGGAAATTTAATTTCGTCTATTTGTGCCACCACTTTTTTCTGACTTTCTTTTAATACATCTATTACTGCTGTTTTTTGCGTAATAAACATTTGATATTCATTATTAATCGTTTCCAAAACATCTTTTGGAATCATATAATCATCATTTACACCTGTTTTATTGAACTGATGTAATTTAAAATATAAATGGTCGATTATATTGACAGCTGATTCTATTTTATAATTTGAATAGTCAGCATTATGAATAAATATAATTACATTATTATTATGGAACTCTATTTGAAAATCATTTTTATTTGAAATACCCGAATATTGTGATATTAAAATACCACACGTGTTTTCATCACTCAAAACATTCATAAATGAACTCATTTCATCTACACATACATTTGTATCCAATTCATAATTTTGAATTAATATTGTTGGATTTGATTGTCTTTTCATTATAATAGTTGGATTATTCATACCAAATAGTTTGGAAGAAATGTCCGCACTACCAAATGACTTTGTCAAAAAACTAATGAAATGCTTATTTGATATATCTTGTTTTATTTTTGTATTTTGATGATTATTTATAATGGATGTTATATTATTAGTAAAAGTTTTATGCATTTCATCCATATTTGATATGTTTTCTTTTACAGAATTTACATTATTGTTTATTCTCTCTTCACTTGACGTAATAAAAGATATAATGGGTTGTTGAATATTTTGTAACATCAATGATGATTTTATTTCGAAATTATTCATATACTCTTTTAATGACTGCGTATCTGCTGTTTTTAACAAGTTTTGTGTATCTGCTGATATTGCCTTTTGAAAACTGTATAATGACCGATTTATTTCTTCGAATTGTTTGGCATTAATGTTTGGTATTACACTACGTATTACTTCAATTGTTTTACCAAGTAAATTCGTATTATTAACTTCTATTATACTTGATACTTTATCAGTTGTTTCAGTAATAACTAATTCTTTTAAGTCATCCAAATAATCTTCTTTTATTTCGTTTAATTGAGATAATGTTGATGTAATATTTTCCTTATTCATATTGATTAATGTATCTTGTAGTGTTGTTATTACCTTATTATTATTGCTTATTTCATTTAGAATTTTTTGGTGAAAATTACTAGCAGATAATGCGTCGTCTTTATTTATAGCATTACTTAATAATTCTACACATAAACGGTTTATGGTATTCACATTTAAGAAAGGATGTTCTTTATAAAAGGAACATACTTGCTCATCTGTGATTACAATATGTTCCATTACAAATTATGCTGATTTGTATATATTATATAATACATTTTTCTTTTATATAATATTTAACTTTTTAATCTTGTGTTATTTCACTAACTGAATCATTATCCAATTTTTCGGATAATGGCGCTGCTTTATATTTTGATATATGAAATAATGGTTGTGTAGTCTTTGATGGCTGGGATTCTAATAAAACGAATGGTTCATTAATTAATTTTGTTAATTCTTTATTCTTTTCGTTCAATTCCTTATTTAATTTCGCATTTTTTTCTTGTAAAAAAGAAATAATTCGTATTTGTGGTTCAGGAGTTTCTTTGGAATACTTTTCTTTTATTGTTTTTAATTCATTTTGTAATTTTGTGACATATTCTACTATTTCATTATATCTCGTTTTTAATACGAAATTTTCGTAGTTAAGTGCTTCAATAATAGCGTTCTTTTTCATAATATAAAATTGCTATATTTTTGTTTTTCCTAAATTTTTTTGTATATACATTGTTTATCGTGTAATATTGTATAAGATTACAGTTGTAATTACAAATGTAATTTTGTAGTTTTTGTAATAATTGTTTCGTATTTGTAAATATATTTGTATTGAAACCATACACGCAGCCATTATTTTAGGGTCTTTGAAATTTTTGGAGATTATAATATAATATAGTATTATATGTCTATGGAGACAAACGGAAAGTATCCTACAAGCGCGCCATTTAATCAATGGCAAAACTTTTACCCTCCTTACGCTTACGAGCCTAAGGACGATGACTACAAAGTAATTGAAACTATAAACAACGCCGAACGTAATTTGACTGCCGGTCAGTCTGACGTAACAAAAGATATTCATGCTACCACTCTTGGTTTACGTGATGCTATTGAGAAAGGCACTCTAGCCAGCACTAAAGCAATTGATAAAAACACAGCTTATGTTAGCTCAGCCGTTGAACGCAACGGAGGACAATTGATGGGTGCTGTTGAGAGCAAGGGTGGTGATATTATGACCGCTATTGAAAAGGTTGCGGGAGAGACCCGTCTTACTACCACTGTAACTGACGCTGCTAGTCGTCAAGCTGCAGCCGATAGTGCTCGTGATTTATCTATTGCTATTGAGCGTAACGGTGCTAATGCCGTTCAGTCAGTTCAAGCCGCAAATACCTCATTACTTGGTTCTATTGAACGCAACGCTGGCGAAAGCCGTGTCACCACTGTTAACGCCCAGGGTCAGCTTGATGCCAAGCTCACTGATGTTCGTCATTCTATTTTGAATGATGTTAACCGTACTGGTGCAGAGATGGTTAACTCTAACATTCAGAACTTGAATGTTTTAACCAAGCACGTTACTGACGGTGCTTGGGAAACACGCTCCGCATTAAATGCTGGATTTAATTCAACAACGGTTGGATTAGAAAAAATCAAAAGCGATTTATCTTCACAAAGTGCCAACCATTATGCATCTATTATGTTAGAGCAACAAAAATTAGGTCAATTTATGACTTCTAAGATGGACGGTCAGTTTGCTGCTACACAAACTGAAATATTGAAGTGTAAGGCTGACCTCAGCGCCCAAGCTGCGTCTCAGTTCTCTGTTACTCAACTCGAGCAACAAAAAATGGGTGCTGCTATTAGCGCACAAATGGCTGAAGCTAAGTATGATGCTCTTAAGAACCATACTGATATCAGCAAACAACTTGCCGAATGCTGCTGCGAACTCAAGGAGAAGAACGACCGTCTTGACCGTGAGAGACTCCGTGATGAGAACACTGTATACAAGATTAATCCATTTGGTCCTGTTGGTGGTGGTATCCTAGGTGCTCCCGGATTCCCTGTTGGTTTCGGTGGATATGGTGGATATGGTGGATATGGTGGAGCTCATGTAGGTCCATACGGTAACCATGATGGATATGGTAATGTAAATGTATACAGTGAGCGTAGAGGACGCTCTCGTTCTCGTTCTGGTTCCCCTCACGGAGGTCGCAGATGAAGGTGTTCGGGACAACTAGACACAGATAGTGATTGTGATTCCACTTGTAGTTCAAGTAGTTCAAGTAGTAGTTGTTCGAGTAAATCAAGCAAATCTTGTAGTTCAAATGGAAGTGGTAGTTCTAGTAGAAAATCAGCAGTTAAAACCTTCTCCAAATCTATATGGAAAAAAATTATAAGCAAAGGTATGGAACCACCTATTTTTATTCCTGGACCACCCGGTGAAAAAGGAGAACAAGGAATACAGGGTGAAGCTGGACCTACTGGCGAACGTGGAATTGATGGTTCTACTGGACCTACTGGCGAACGTGGAATTGATGGTTCTACTGGACCTACTGGTTCTAGAGGGTCACCTGGCGAAAATGGGTTTGATGGCGTTCCTGGACCTACCGGACCTTCCGGTGAAAAAGGAACTGATGGAACCGATGGAGCTACTGGACCCCGTGGAACACCCGGTACAAATGGTATCAATGGGACTACTGGACCAACAGGACCTATCGGTAGAGTAACTGACGAAAACAATAACTAATCTGTATAGTAGTCCGTAGTCTAAACTTTTTCTATAATTCATTATTCAATAGTATAATGAATTATTCTATTCTATGCACATCAATGTAAAAGATGCTGTTATTTGCGGTATTGGTGTTCCTGTTGTGTTTGAACCATATAAATTTACACCACGACTTATTGATGAACTATTTACAATACAAAGCACACACGCCTTATTTGTAGGTGATTTTGAGTATTCATTTATAATATCATCTTCTGTTATACACATTATATAGGTATGTGTATTTTGTGATGAACCACTTATGCTACCTATTGTGCTACCCTTAACTATATATAACATATTTTTGATTATTGAAAATTGACATGGTTCTAGTGTATAAACACTTAAATTTACCACGTAATACCCTGGTTTCCACAAATAAATTTCTGTCGTTCCTGGAACATGCATACAATGTCCGTTTAACGCAGTGTTTTCTTCAAACTGTATTGCTTCGTCTACTACTATATATTGTTCCTTTGTGCTATATATTGATAAATACGTTTTTGAACGCATATAGCTGTTTAATCCACTTGGACCTGTCGGACCTGTCGGACCAGTTGGTCCGATTGATATTTCTAACTCTATTTCAGCATTACTTATGTCTCCTGTATAAATTAAATAATTATAAGAACAATCACATACTTCGTTGTTTAATTTAATACTATTTGTTAAAATTTTATTGCAATTTTTACAATAAGATGATGTTACGTTATAAGATATATCTTTATTCCAATTACAACTTATGTCATGCACGTAATTATGACACATATCATGCACGTAATTATGACACATATCATGCACGTAATTATGACACATATCGTGTATGTCTTTATGACTCATATTACAACAACAACAATCCATGATTATATCTCTTGAATTACAAGATATGTCTTTCATACAACCACATCCACATTTAGCTCCTCTCGAACAACCACACGACATTGTTTAAATATATTATTTATAGATCTTTTTCTAAACATTAATACCATAATAGCAGTGATAATTATATTATAAATACTATAATAATACTCTATTTCTATTGTTTATAATTGTAAATTTCTACTGAAATTACAAAACTACAAATATATTTGTAATTTACAATTGTAATTTACAAATATACGATAAAATTACATTTTGATACCTAGTTTTTCTTGGTATTCTGGACCATAGTTATACAGCAATTCTTCACCTTTTTGTATATCTCTTTTCGCATAGAAAAATATATATCCATCTATATTTACTTCTTTTCCTATTGAATTTATGTATTTTGTATTTTCACCATTTGTTTTGTTACACATTACTATTATATTTTCAATATTTTCATTATAACAACAATTCATATATCGAGCAAAATTAGATTTTTCTATATCTAATGCTTCTAAAAAAAATGATGAATTATCATATCTTCTACAAGAAAAACAGTAATTACTCATTTCATGAGTTTTGGTATCCGTTATTATTTCTCCCATGTAATTACCTATAAACGTTCCTTGTTGTATATTTTCGTTTGCAAATATTCCTAATCCCGCATTCGGAATTTTACTATAATGAATTGATAAAAAGTCAGGAATATATTTTGGAACGTCTACAAAATTCATATCTATTGGAGATAAAATAGGTTCGTCCATTATTTATTATTTTGTATAATAATATAAACTTTATATTATTATATTGCTATATGGATAACAAAGACGAATATTGTGAGTTCTTGAAAAAAAACTTGGATTCTTGTAATAAATCAGAAAATGTATTGAAAGATGTGGAAATATGCAGTATAATAGAACGCTTACATATTGATTGCATACAATATAAACCCAAAAAGAAACCTACAAAAGGTTCTAATGACATTGGAGAACTTTTAGCCGATTAGAATGTAATGCTTTTGTTCCACTAGTAATATGTGTTGATTCAAAATTACGCATTCTTATTTTCTTTATAATACCATCCGATTCGCTATAAATTAATGATTTTATATCGAACTTTTGCATCTGTTTATAACACTCTCCGCACGGAAATGAAGACAATATATTGGTGTTATTATTTCCTATACGAACTATGTATAGTGATATTTTTTGTTTTATATTTAGTTTTAAACATTTACGTAAAACATCTATTTCAGCATGACAAGAACCAACATTGTTTATTAATCCATCACGTGATATTGTCCTAAGATGGTTATATCCTTTTGCTATTATTTTACCCGATGCTACAGCAACACATCCATGTCTATATAATACAGGTGATTTGTTTGCTTCTTCGGCTGCTATTTCCAAATATTTTATATCATTATTCGAACATTCCATTTTTGTTTTATCTACATATATACGTTGTTTATTGTCTATATTCAATTTTTACGTTTTGTTTTTCTATTTGATTTTTCTTTTAGTTTTTTACTTTGTTTTTTCATTGGTTTTTTATTTTTTCTATTACCACCGTAACTGTTTATATATTCAGGTGAATTATATATTTCATCTATTATATCTTTTTTATCACGTGTTTTTAATACAATAGTATTCATTTGTAATTGTTTTTTGTTTCGTTCAATATTATATTCATCATACATTTTTATAAAACGATTATGAAAATTGTATTTGTCGTTTGTAATTGTATAAAATGAAAATGTTGGTTGAAAGTATTCAATCTCGGGGTTTTCTGCTGCTTCTAACGTAATATTTATATTGTCTGTTTTATATATTACATTCGCTATATGATAAGGTATTATATGAAGTTCTTCTCCTATCTCTTCTACTAACTTTTCTTCTTCTTCTTTTGATAATTCTTCAGCAACTACAATCGCATAACTTTCACCCTCATTTGGATTAGCGTTTGTATTTCTATAATTTTCTTTTACATTTTTCGCAAGATATATATTCTTTCTATCACAATCGCCAAATTTATTAGTGTTATCATTTGAAACGATTTCATTGTTTTCGTTTATGCATTTTATCTTTTGTGGTAGTTTATTATCTAAATCTCTAGCTCTCAATACTATTGCATCATAACGATAAGGTAATAACTGTAATTCTTCATCTTCTAAATCTATTTCATTTATAATGCTAGTTGTTAAATATTCAGAGAATTCTAAACAATCATTTTCATTCACATTTGGGTCTTCAGTTTGTTTTAATTTTCGAAAAAACCTGTAACTATTAAAATAAATCTCATTTTTGTTTTCGTCCGTTACTGGCATATCAAGTCCACCCATTTTTTTAGTTAAACTAACATTTCTCTTTTGTAATCTTAATATTTTACGATTAATTAATTTTTGTAATGGACTATTATGTAAATCATAATTAGAATTTATATACAAACATTCATTTATTTTACTATGTATAGCAAAGTTCTTATCACTAGTAATACAATAACGTCCGAATTTTTCCATAATACCTATTTATATATTATCAGAATAAAATAAGGAAATTCAATTTTGTTTAACAATTTATTTTATAATTATCACATTCTGATTTATGGTATTGATAACCATACCACGCATTAAATCCTTGTTCTTTCCAAACACGATAGGCGCAATTTGTATTTTTTTGACAATCAAACAAACTCTGGCACGTTGTTCCACACTCATTATACTTTGATGTTGAATCACCAGAACACCAGTAATAACTATTTATTTCAAAGAGTCCATAATCAGTAGAACCGTCCACGTTTTTATTTGTAGCATCGCAATTGAAAGAACTTTCATACTTTGAAATACATACCATTGTTGGAACTGTAGACTCTGAAAATCCAGCGTGTCGTAGATAACCCGCTACTTGACATTCTGATTGACGGTTCGACTGATATCTAGTATTATATTTATCGTAATCACAATCATCTTGAGACATTACAACCGGTTGATTAATTGGATTTGTAAACCCCAATCGCATCATACTTTTTTGAACGTCAGCATCATACTTTTCATAGAACCTTTCCACATTTCTTGTCAAAACAAAAAGTGAAATACGGTTATTATCTGATACAATTGAATAATCATACTCATTATTTACTACTGGACCCAATTCCAAAACCCAATATGGCGCTGGTCTAGGAGTTCCATCCAAAGATACTGTCAATTCGCCACCACTTTTACCTTCTTGATAAAAGGCAAATCCCTTAATTTGGTCTACACCACCATTTGCGTCTAATTGGCTATTTAACACTGTAACATTTGATGTTACCAAATTATAATCAGCCACAGCACAAGTTCCCATTCCTTGGAAAGTCATATCAAAACGATTCTTATATACTTGATACCAACGACCTGTGTATGATGGTAAATCTAATTCGATTACTGGTGCATACTCCGCACCAACAATAGAAGCCAGAGACAATAATATACACAAACTGCTAAGCATTATAACATTATATACACCAGCAATTCTATATTGTTTATGAAATGTATTTTGTTACACTAGGTGGAACTTCGATTATACGTTTCAGCAATAATTGGTTGTCTTTTGTTATTTTTTCGTGTTCTAGTCGTTTACGTGTTCTCGATAGTTTCTTTTTGAAATCTCTATGATTATTGATATACGGTGATAATTTGTTATCTATACTAGTTGTTTGTATTGACTTCGCAATACGAAGTAAAATGTTATAGTTCTCCTTTTCTATATTTTTTTTCATTCGTAAATCATCCATTATTTTACGATTTGACATGGGGTGTTTTCGTGGTGGACCGGTATCTACAGTTGGTAACATATTTTTTACTCTATCTAAGTGCTGTTCGTATAATACTTTATCATACAATCTACGTTCGGGTCTATTATGAATATCTGGTAGCATTATACCATATATTCAGATGTTTTTATGTGGATTTATTCAACATAATCCAGTATAATTTGTTAATTCAATAGAATACAGTTCATCTTTTATACTCTTATCTATATTCAAATCATCTATAAATTTTTGAAATTGTTCTATTGTCATATTTTCATTATTACGTGTAAAATCCTTTAATTTGTCATATGCGTCTATCATGTTATGTTTTCTCAAAATGGTTTGATATGCTTCGCCTATAACTACAGTCTGTTTGTATAAATCATATATTATTGTCTGGTTGTTTGGTGTAATCTTGTCTAACCCTTTAATTATATTTTTCATAGCAATTATACTATATCCAAATGACATTCCCACATTACGTAATACAGTGCTATCTGTTAAATCACGTTGGAGACGAGATACCGGTAATTTTCTCGACATAAATTCAAATAATGTATTTGATATACCCAGATTTCCTTCCGCATTCTCAAAATCTATCGGGTTTACTTTGTGTGGCATTGTTGATGACCCAACTTCTTCTTTATTAATAGCCAATTTTAAATAATCTTTCAGTATGTAAAGCCATATATCTTGACATAAATCTATAAGTATCGTATTTACACGTTTTATGGAATCAAAAATAATGCTTAAGTTCTCGTAGTTATCTATTTGCGTTGTGAATTTACTACGTTTACAACCAATTTTGTCTATAAATTTTGATGCAAAGGTTTCCCAATCATAATTAGGATATGCAGCATAGTGTGCGTTTAAATTTCCCACAGCACCTCCGAATTTACATTTGTATTCTATATTATATATTTGTTTCATAGCTTCGTCTAATCTATATTCGAATACTTTCATTTCTTTTCCAAATGTTGTAGGCACTGCTGGTTGTCCGTGTGTATGTCCTAACATTACTACGTTATTGTATTTTTCATACATTTCTTGTAGGCTACTCTGTATTTCATCTATTAATTCCATATATTCATTTTCTATGAATTTTTTAATTAATACTGGATATACCACGTTGTTTATATCTTGTGATGTCAATCCAAAATGAATAAAACTTACATATTTTCTAAAGTTGGTTTCTAATAATATATTTTTTATGTAAATTTCGACAGATTTCACGTCGTGTTTTATTGTATTTTCTATTTCTTTGATTTTTTTACATTCATTTATATCAAAATTGTTGTATATTTTATAAAGCTCTGAATAATCTGTTATATTATTGGTTTCTGGTAAATATTGTAACAAATGATGTAAATAGCACACCTCTACATATACTCGTTCTTTTTGTATGGCATATTCTGAAAAATATAATTGACAACATTCTGTATATTTGTTATATCTACCATCACAGGGGGATATTATAAACAATGGATCCATTGATTATAATATAAATCATTTTTTATATTTTTATACTAAACTTGTATTTAATTGTTGATTTACTTGCATAAATGTAGTGCACCTCGGCATATGCTTTATACAATCAGAATTAATATACGTGCATGTGCTTCGTAATCCACCCAAATAATCACTTACTGTATCATGTAATGAACCCTTATATGGGATTTTCAATACACGACCTTCTGAAGATCTATATTTTGCCATTGAACCGTAATGAATTTCCTGTGCCTTTTCGGAACTCATACCGTAAAATAACTTCTTCTTTTTACCATCTTCTTCAATAATCTCACCTGGATTTTCATCATGACCCGCAAATTGACCTCCTACCATTACAAAATCAGCACCTCCTCCGAATGCCTTTGCCATATCTCCCGGACACGTAATACCTCCATCTGAAATAATATGACCGCCTACACCGTGTGCCGCATCAGCACACTCCAATACTGCTGATAATTGGGGCATTCCAACGCCGGTCTTCAATCGTGTAGTACAAGCCGAGCCCGGACCAATACCTACTTTTACTATATCTACTTTCCCTTCCAATATAAGTTCTTCTACTATTTCACGTGTTACTACATTTCCTGCCATTATTATTTTATCTGGAAACTTTTCTCTTACACGCTTACAAAAGCTTACCATACCATCCAAATATCCATTAGCTATATCTATACAAATAAATTTACAGTCCATTATTTCCATTATTTCTACTAGTTTTTCGTAATCTTTATCAGAAATACCCGATGATACCGCATAATATTCGGGGTCTAATGTAGCCTTTTTATTCTTATATTCATTTAATGTGTAAAATTTATGCAATACAGTTATTATTTTATATTTCGATAAAACATCATATACTTCAAAAGTTCCTGTTGTATCCATATTTGCTGACATAATTGGCACACCCGACCATGTCAAACTACTATTTTTAAATTTGAATGTTCGTTCAAGATTGACATCTGAACGGCTCTTTAGAGTAGACCTCTTTGGACGTATTAATACGTTATTGAAATCTAACTTTGTACCAAATTCGATTTTAGTCATTAACATTTATAGTAATTATACTTTTAAGTTTCTTTTGAAAGAAATTAAAACTAATATCTAATATATTATATTATGAGTTCCATTAAGGACCTTAAACGGGTAGATGTATGTTGTGGATTAGCTTGGGGTGATGAAGCCAAAGGTAAAATCGTATCAGAATTAGCAAGAAGTGGTAAATACGATATGATATGTAGATGGGGAGGTGGTAATAACGCCGGTCATACGATTTATATTGATGGCAAAAGATACAAAACCCACTTAATTCCCGGTGGTATTTTTTATAATATACCTTCTATTATTGGACCCGATTGTGTAGTTAGCCAAAAAGGGTTTATGGAGGAAATTACCTATTTGAAAGAAGCCGGTTTTAATACTGATTGTATTAAGATTTCTCCAAAAGCGCACGTTATTACCGATACACATATTGAAGAAGATATTAAACTTTATAGAAAACAAGGCTCTACTGCCAAGGGTATTGCCCCTTGTTACCGTGATAAATATGCTCGGTTTGGAACATTGGTTAAAGACGTTGATTTCTTCAAACCCTATTTATGGGATGAAAAACTATATGGAACTGTATTATGTGAAGGCGCACAAGGTGTGTGGTTAGATATTACTCACGGCAATTATCCATATACTACTTCTTCTACAACACTTCCTTATGCTGCTTGTAGTCTTGGATTCCCACCACAGTTTATTAACACTATTTACGGTGCAGCAAAAATATATGATACTCGTGCTGGTAATGACCCGGATTTCCCAGATGAATTGAATAATGACCCTGAATTAATTGAAATTGGGAAAGCGGGAAGAGAAATTGGAACTACAACCGGTAGAACGAGAACTGTGAATTGGTTGAATATGGATCTATTAATTAAATCTATCAATATGACTGGTTCCTCTTGTATTATTATTTCAAAAGTTGATATTCTGGTTCAAGTTGGGTTATTCAAATTAATACATAATGGTGCTATTGTTCCTTTTGATTCATTAACAGAAATGACCGATTATGTAAGCTCTACTATTAAGGAGAATTGCCAATTTGTAAAAGATATTATATTTTCAGATAGTCCTGAAACCGTTACAATATCTTGTTAAAATTCATTATTTTATGTAAAATATACAATTATTTCGTTATTTTACATATTTTACGCTGAAGAAGTAAAATAAAAAGTTCAGCGAAGATTTTGAAATTGGACATTTTAAAAATGTCCAAAATCGATTTTCTCAAAATAGTTTTCTAAAAACACTTTTCAAAAATGGGTGTTATTACCATAATGCTTTAAAAATGGATATATACTTGGAAAATTTGTTACGATAAAAAATTAAGTAATTTATGCTGAAAATGATTTTGAGTAAAATCCGTTGATAATATAAGCAACCAAATGACAACGAAAAAAACTCAAAAAACTCATAGGTATAATTGTGAAAAATGTGACTTCAATACCAATAACAAAAATGATTATCGTCGTCATATGGGGACTGCAAAACATCAAATTAACAACGGATTACTCAAAAAAACTCAAAATTACTCTTGTGAATATTGTGATAAGTTATTTAAAATGTTCTCAAAGAAGTTACCATAAATAAATATAGTTAGTGTATTTTACATATTTTACGCTGAAGAAGTAAAATAAAAAGTTCGGTAAAGATTTTGAAATTGGACATTTTAAAAATGTCCAAAATCGATTTTGTCAAAATAGTTTTGTAAAAACACTTTTCAAAAATGGCGATTGTTACCATAATGCTTTAAAATTGGATATATACTTGGAAAATTTGTTACGATAAAAAAATTAAATAAATTACGCGTAAAATGATTTAGGGGATTTTCTGTTAGTCTATATATACTAATGATGGCTAACGAAAAATCCCATAGAAATCCCTATGATTATACGTGTATTAACTGTCAATACAAAACTGCTAACAAAAAAGATTATAATAAACATTTATTGACACTGAAACATATACGACTAACCGAGGCTAACGATTTTCTCCCCAAAAATCCCCTTACGTGTGAATGCGGTAAAATGTATAAACACAAGTCAAGTTTATGCAAACACCGAGTTAAATGTCAAGTATTTCAGACGAATAATATGAATAGTATGGATACTGAACCTAGCGATAATGCAGCAAATGTATCTATAATTGATAGCGATAAATTGAAACATACAACAACCAATAACTATCAACGGAATGAAAATACAAATGAACCACTGAATCAAACGGAACTTATTGTTGAATTACTTAAGCAAAATCAAGAGTTTAAGAATTTGATTTTAGAAGAAAGAAAGGAATTCCAGGACATTATTACGGAACAAAATAAACAACTTAATAATCAAAATGAAAAAATGATGGAAATGGCGGAGAACATGGGTAATAATCACCATAATACTAGCAATAGTCATAACAAATTCAATTTAAATGTATTTTTGAACGAACAATGCAAAGATGCGATTAGTTTAACTGATTTTGTCAATTCTATGAATTTATCTATTGATGATTTTATACAAACTGGAGAACTTGGTTTTGTTGATGGAATATCACGTGTCATGATTGAACGTATCAATAATATGGAATTATGTAATCGTCCGCTACATTGCACTGATTTAAAACGAGAAATTGTTTATATTAAAGATGATGAACGTTGGGAAAAAGATGAAGATAAGAACAAATTACGTAATGCGGTTAAAAATATTGCTCGTGAAAATGATAGAATACGCCCTTTGTGGTATAATAAAACCCCTGATGTAGATGTTCTCGGTTCTGAAAACTGCGAAAAATTCTTCAAATATTCAAAAGCAGCGCTTGGTGGATATGGAAAAGAGGAGACAAAACTATTCGAAGATAAAATTATGAAGAATGTATTGAAACAAGTTACTATTGATAAAAAACATTTACCTTTGAAATAACAAATTAGTTTCATAGTATTGAGAACATTGACATAAAGAATACAAAAAAAACGTCTATATTAGTATATATTATGAACCACTTTCAATTAGATTACAAATTTCGTGATGATTCAGTAAAAAGTAAACAAGAAAGGTGGAGGAAGAAACAATTCAAAATCTTTTATGCTTCCGGAAGACCAATTTTCAATATAGATGAAGAAACACAGCATTTAAGACGTCACAATAACCCATATTTTCACCAGGATAAAAATGAACGGATTCGTATAGGTCCACAGAGAAAAATATTGGATATATCTAATGAGTGAAATATTTACCATTACTTATCACGACCCACGATTGGATTTATTTGTATTGAACGCAAACACAATTTTAAATGACATAATTATTAACTCTGATAAGCCACAATATAATATTACATTGTATTTAGATAACAGCATGAATGAAGATACATTTGGATTTGCTTCTTGGTATAGTGAAGAAATATGGTTAAACGAGAACAAAATGAATGGTATTGTTACTTTAAATGATGTGGAATACAACGTTCATAGTGTTGTTCTTATACACGAAATACTACACATATTCGGTGCTGTAGGCGTTGGTAATAATGGATATCAATATATTCGCAACGAGAACAATGACCCTCCAAACGTATATATTGGAGAACATGGCATTAAACAATACAAAAATGTTCTCCGAGAGAATGGTTTTGATGTCAGTAATATAGAATATTTACCTATTGAGAACAATTTCGGGAATGGAACTGTGAGAACACATCTGGAAGAAGGAGAAGATGAGAACTTTGACATAGAAATACGATATATTAATGGTAGACATTATCCAGTTATACCAAATGAGATTATGACCGGGTTTATCGACAGTCATAATTATATTACGCCGATAACATTAGGGTTATTAGAAGATATGGGATTTACTGTAAATTATGATTCAATATATGTTTCTTCTGTTGGTAATCATTTGAAACTATTGTAAAATTGAATAGAAAATAATGTATATGGTAATAATCGCAATATACATTATTTATGCTTAGAATCGTAAACTTATTGGCAAAGGAATACAATTTTGATGTAAACACAGCTATTTCAATCGTGAATACTCATTTTCCAGAACATGGTTTGAAAACAGAAACAGCACCAACTGAAGAAGAAACTGTAAATACACCTACAAATGCTTTGTTAAAAATAATTAATACTCAAAAAGAAAAAGAAGAACGTTTGAATATTTGGAAAAATAGTGTATATAAATTCTTACCGAATCTCCAATCAAACAATATTGGAAATGTTGGTGAAATGTTTCTGGGTAAAATATGCGAAGTTCAAGGAATCGATTCCGATATTGATGGTACAAAGACAAAAAAAGTAGGAGGAGGTGATGGTGATGGTATTATTAATGGTAAAACAATCGAAATTAAAACAGCTCATTGTGGAGGTAATCTAAGTTATCAACATGAACTAGGCGAATTTCCTTGGCACGCTGATTATATGGTATTCATTGATGTAGACCCAGTATGTGTATATATGACTATTTTCCCTAATTTTACAGAATATCAATATAAAAATTGTGTTCGTTGTGAGCCTTATTTCCCAAGTCGTTCCTTTTGTTGGAGGAAAAAATCGGGTGCTTTTAAATTCGATACTACACCAAAGTTAAACGAACAATCTATTTTGAATGGTAATACAATAAAAATAACCCAAGAAACGTCTTTTGAGTCTATTGGTGAATTTATTCGAAGAATTATTGTGTAAATTGGTCTGTTATTTGAGAACTTCTTATGTTATATGCTGAATTTGTGGATAAAAATGCCACATCACTCCATATTATTTTTTTGAACTTTTCCACGTTTTCCTCTTTATTTGTATGGAAAACGATTCCATACCCTCTTCTACCTGGCAACTTATCAAAATCCGTGTAATAAGTCATATTATCTTTTCCGAAACACGTTGATGGTATATAAATATCACACTTATAAAACATTTTTTTATTTCTCGTACTCGATGGCGTTCCACCATCGGATAATGAATATATTTTGAGAACATTTTCATCCACCTTTTTAATATTGTATTTATCAGAACTATGATTTTTCGACCAAATTTGGAATATACAATTCACTTTTACCTCTTTTTTATTTGGTTCGTAAAAATGGGTGTCTAATTTTTCAGAATGAACCAAATTATAACCTTCTACGCGTTTACGAGGAACCCCTTTACCATCACTTTCGAATAATTGTGGTAATATAAAACATACATAATCCGCAAAAGACGAGGAATGATTTATAAATTTTAATGCCAGTTGTCCTCTTAATCCAAATGGTGGGTTTCCAAATGCGATATATTTACGATTTAATGGTGGTTTCCATGTCAAGTAATCCGCTGTTTCTATATTATCATATCTTGGTTCTATATCAACAGCTATTGTCCTCTTTTTTGGTAGAATTTTAAGGAAACTACCGTCACCAGCCGAAGGCTCAATATAAGTATATTTCTTATCATTTTCTCCCTTATCCTTTAAAAAGCTTTGAAATATATTAAAACATTTTTGTGCGGTTTCTATAGGTGTATAAAATTGGTCTTTTTCTTTGTATGAATACTTTGAATAATCAATAGGAATATTATTGAGTTTCATCAGATCAAATTGATAAGCAGGCGGGACCGAGTCTAATTCTTTCCATCTTTTTACAGTTCCCGTTGCTACATTTAAATGTTTTGCGATTTCATTATAACTGTGGGTTTCGATTGTTTTATCTAATATTTTCATTATATCATCATTTTCTTCTGGTTTTGGTTCTTCTGTAAATGTGTTCTCTAGATTTGATAATTGCATTGTATTTATTTTTTCTTCAACTGCTTTTTCTACCATGTCTCTTACTAGTTCCATCGTATTTTCACAGGGGGTTTTGCGTTTTTTATGAGTTTCAAAATGACCCTTCTGTTTAAACGTTTTACCACATCGAGGACAACTGTATTTAACCATTTTAGTTATATATAGATATAATACCAATTACGTTTAAATCAATTTTGTAAACATATTAGAAATAATTATCTATTCTTAATATGAGTTTTTACGCTGTTGCTAACGGTAAACAAGTTGGAATATTTCCAACTTGGGATGAATGCAAACAATCTATAAATGGGTTTAAAAAGGCTATTTATAAAAAGTTTGTTACAAAGGAAGCTGCGGAGCACTTTCTGAATGAAAATAAAGTAGAACCGGTCATTGATAATATAGAAGCTGTTGTAATAAAAGACGTCCATGATGATGATTTTACACCAGATTATTACGTATATACAGACGGTTCTTGTTCTAATAATGGTTCAAAAAAGGCTATGGCTGGACTAGGTATTTTTTTCGCTGATAATGATACCCGTAATTTATCCAAACATGTCGAAGGTAAACAAACCAATAATACAGCAGAATTATATGCTATTATAGAAACATTCGAGTTAATAAAAGATGATATTGAAATTGGAAAGAATATATCCATTGTATCGGATTCGAATTATGCGATTCGTTGTGTAACGAGCTATGGAGAGAAATGCTATAAAAAGAATTGGGATGTAGATATTCCAAACAAAGAACTAGTTAAAAATGCATATGAATTGTATAAAGATATACCGAATGTTCGTTTTCTTCACATAATGGCACATACGTCAAATACTGATATTCATTCGTATGGTAATGACAACGCAGACCGTCTAGCAAATGAAGCAATCGGACATACTAGTTGTCCGTATAAAAAAACCTATTTACAATTACCATATGAGCGAAAGGACGAAGCAAAATCATTGGGTTGTAAGTGGGACTATAAAAAGAAGAAATGGTATTGTGAAGAGAGTAACCCTAAAAAGATGGAAATTATAGCATTATTTTCATAAATCTTGTCGTGAAAAAGGTATAAATATTAGAATTATGTAATATTTATATGTCGGAACGTATAAATCTATTAGTAACTGGTGGTTGTGGTTTTATAGCTTCAAACTTTATAAATCATATATCAAGAACCCAAAAATACAATATTATTAATATTGATGCTATGTATTATTGTGCAAATGAGGAAAATGTAAATAAAGATATTAGAAATAGTGATTATTATACGTTTGTGAAAGGAAATATATGTTCTGAGGATTTAATAAATCATATCTTAACAATGCATAAAATAGATATGGTAATTCATTTTGCAGCCCAATCACACGTCCAAAATTCCTTTGAAGATTCACTTCAGTTTACTAAAGATAATATATTGGGAACTCACGTTTTATTAGAATCTTGTAGAAAATATGGTAAAATACAAAAATTTATCCATGTATCAACTGATGAAGTATACGGGGAATCTATGAATAATATTAATGAAACACATAAAACCGAACATTCTATTTTGTGTCCTACTAATCCTTATGCTGCTACCAAAGCATCTGCCGAATTAATAGCACAATCTTATAATCATTCATACAATATGCCAATTGTTATTACTCGAGGCAATAATGTATATGGTCCAAATCAATATCCAGAAAAATTAATACCGCGTTTTATTCAACAACTACAAAATAATCAAAAAGTAACTATCCAAGGAGATGGTAGTGCGGTTCGAGCATTTTTACATACCGAAGATACCGTTCGTGCTTTTGAAATCATATTAAATAATGGAGTTGTTGGCGAAATATATAATATTGGCTGTGACGATAATATGGAATACAGTGTATTAGATGTTGCAAAAATGTTAATAAAGAAAATAAAAAATACGGATAATTACGATGAATGGATAACTTACATTGAAGATAGACCCTTCAACGACCAGAGATATTATATTAGTAATGAAAAAGTGAAAAACCTAGGATGGAGTATTAAAGTATCATTTGAAGATGGTATAGATAGATTGTTGTAATCAACATAGAAATAAAAAATGATAGTATAGTAGATATGATACGTCCGGATTGGGATGCGTATTTTAAAGAAATCGTTCAAGTTACTTCAAAACGTTCCCCCTGTGAACGTTTAAAAGTGGGTTGTTTATTAGTAAAGGAAAACCGGATTATAAGTCAGGGTTATAATGGATTTTTACCGGGATGTCCTCATAAAAGTATTGTTCGTGACGACCACGAACAAGCTACTATACACGCCGAACAGAATGCATTATGTGATTGTGCTAAACGTGGGGTGTCGAGTAACGAATGTATAGCATATATTACACATTATCCTTGTTTGATTTGTTGTAGATTATTGATAGCTTCTGGTATTAAAGAAATACGATATATAAATGATTACAGAAATGATAAATTGGTGCCCTATTTCCTAGAGCAAAAAAGCATACTTATTACAAAAATATAATTGTTTATTCTTTACATTTTTGTATACGTTCTAAACTGAAACATCGCAATATCGGTTTTAGATAATATTTTATAACTATATTTGTCTAATTTGAAACCGTGTTTTGTAGTTATATCTTTCAAACTATATGGAAAATATGTATCACCTTCGACTTCTTTATGGATTACGGTAATATGTAACTTTTGACATTTATCAAAATAATGCTTGTAAATATCGCTACCGCCAATAATAAATACACGTTCTCCCCATTTTTCCTTTTGTTTTTCTAGTATATTTTCTACATTTTCTTGAGTTGTAAAGACAAGGTTCTCTTTCGAACTTTTATAATTATATGGTTCAGATGTTAAAACAATATTATATCTATTTTTCAATGGTTTTACTGGTAATGATTCATATGTTTTGCGTCCCATTATGATAATATGCCCCCTTGTAAGTTTTTTAAACATTTCGAGGTCTTCTTCTATATCCCACGGAATGGAATTATTCTTACCAATTATTCCCTTTTCATTACAGGCAACCACGATTTCAAACATATAGAGTGTATATTCTATATATTTGGTTATTTTTATGTCAATGTTCTCGAATATATCTATTTATGTTTTGAATTATTCAAAGATGTAATTTAATACAACCACTATATCCTGATGTGTTTTTGTTTGGTTTCGAAACAGTCTCACCGAGTCCACCGCCGCCGCCGCCGTGAAAATTACCACCGCCAGAATCTCCTTCACCCCAGTATCCCCAGTAAGGGTCATTTAAATAAGCTCCACCACCACCTCCACCACCAGCATATGTTGTAGTATCACTAGTTACTCTAGACCATTGTTTTCCATTACCACCATGTCCTCCTCCACGATTCAATGTACTTGTATAATTTCCCGTATTAGTGAGTGTAGCTCGACCTCCGTTACCTCCGCTACCGCCAGCACCTCCGCCACCTCCGCTACCGTAACCACCATGTCCTCCTCCATGATTCCCGTAAAAATTCATTGATGTATCCGTATTTGTTGGATATGTTGGATAATTGATTAACTCACCCTTTTTTAAATCACTATTATTACGAGTGTGACCTAGATCATCACTATTTTGCATATCACCTCCACCACTTCCACCATATTCGTCAGAATTATGATGGAACAATCCAGGACCACCACCATATGATATGATTGTGGTATTATTGCTAAAATCGATTATTGTGCTATCCCCTCCGGGAATTCCTGTTGAATATGCATTAGAATAATTATAACCTGGACCGCCTCTACCTACCGATATTTCGTATGTAACGTTTGGTAAAATTTCAAAATTACCTTCACCAAAACCGCCACCGCCACCGCCACCACCGCCTGTATAAAAACTATACGAACTGTTATAATAGTAAGTTTGGGAAGAATTATTCGAGCGGCGGTTCTCGCCACCACCGCCACCGCCACCAACTATCAAACAGGATACATCCACCGAATTATTTGATGGGTGCGTGTAATATATTCTTCCTACATCGTAAAATTCAATAATATTAGTAGTGCTATCATCATACCTCTTACTATTACTATCAGTACTATCTTCTGTAACACTTGCATGAACTTCTAATGTTCCTCCACCAACACTATATGTATATTTTTTATATGGAAATACTTCTCTTGTATGTCCGTTGTGTGTTTTCTTGAAAAGTTTAAACCCACCGATATTAGTGCCACTGCCACTAGGAATTGAATGAAATTTCATATCTTTTCCATCTGTATTATCAACAGTTATTTTATAGGATGTACTATTATTCGGTTCTGTAAAATCTACACGCCAATATGCTATCAATTTAAATCCAGGTAATACCATTATATGACCTGTAAAATTAGTAGGATCAGAATTACTTATATGATATTCATAACCACCTGTATTGTCCTTATCAAAACTATTTTTTATATTCCTTGGGTAGTTGTTATTAACGCTATTTGTATCGTGTATTATTCTTCCTACAGAATGATATATTGGTGTAAATCTACTGTTGCTACTTGTTATTTCATATCTCATAATATAAGCCCCTGGAAATGGACTACTATACACATCCCCAGAATTTTTACTTACATATGGTATTGGAATATCCATTATATAAATATATTATATAAAAATTAAACATAATATACTTAAATTAACTTGTCATAGTGACGGCTATCGTTGGTGGAGAACTAGTTATTTCAGGAATTTGAGTGTCATTAAAATATAATTTTAAACTGGATGTACTGTTTAAATCAGAGTTTGACACAAATCGATTCGTTGAGCCGTTTGTATTATCAATTGTTGTCACAGTTCCACTAGTAGTAGAATTATAAATACCATGTTCATATAATATTAATTTATATCCAATAGGAACATACCAGTGAGTTATTGTATCATTTAAAGTGTATGACGCTCCACTATTATGACCTATTAAATTATTTATCAAGGAACTACTCTGTGTTATTTGAAATAATTCTTTAGTATTTTGATATGCTATACAACCATTAGATATTGTATTATTGTTATCATGCATAGTTTTAATGTGAAAAGACATAAATATTATATATTTTATATATATTTTATTTCTACAGGTTTATAATTGCAAAATATTTTCATAGAATCCATCATATTCAAAAAATTCGCATTCGTAGTCGTATTTTCTTGTTTTAATATGTAAGGTACGTCATTTCCGCTATTATCACATACTACATATTTGCTACTGTTATTATATTTAAACTGCCAGTGGCTGGAGTTACTATGAGTGATATCCAAATTTAATTCATCATAGTGTCTGTTATATAATATTGCTGTATATCCAGGGTCAATTGTAACATAATCATTTCTATCTTTGATAGTAGTACCTGTATTAAATGGTACATCTATATCGGGAACACTGGTGTATAATGGTAAATATGAGTTACCGGAACCCAACGCACCATTCATTAAGTAAACACCAGGTTTTACAGGATATGATATATTATTTATTTTATATGATATTACTCCATTAGTAGTTCCATAGACCATATTATAATTTTCATATAGTGATATTTCGGGATATTTTGCGTATATTTCTGGATAAATATGCTTTACGGATGACGTAATTTTTGGATAGTACAGGTTACCACTTTTCAGATTATTTGTATTTAAAGCATCTTCATAAACACTTAATGTTAATTCATTTGATGTAAATTCTAATGTCGGAATTACTTTTATGTTTGAGGTTTTAAAGTATTCATTTAAATTATTGGAAATATCATTATACAATGTATCACCCATTGATACTTGTTCTAATTTATAGCAATTTATAAACGCGCCTGTGCCTATACTCTCTACATTATAAGGTATATTTATACTTCTTAAATTATTACAACCGTAAAAAGCATATGCTCCAATTGTTTTTAACTTATAAGGTAATTCTATGTCATGAATATTCGTGCAGTCTCTGAATGCACTTGCACCTATTTCGGTTATATTTGAATGGCTATGGAAAGTTACGTATGCGAGTTTCGTACAATCTTGAAACGCATTTGCCTTAATTGTAGTTACTAAATGATGGAAGTTCACAGATATTAATCGATTAGTATTCTGAACCACTTTATAATCCCCATCTCCGATAGTTGTTACGTTTTCATCAAATTCAGCATGGTAATGTTTACCATAAGAAATATCTGTTACAACATTGTTAGTTCCGCTGAATGTTACAAAATCATAATAATGGAATGTATCGTTTCCCTTTATTATTCTAGTACTATCAACAAAACCGGATGAACTTAGGTGTGATGGAATATAATATGAAGTAGATGTGGTTCCAGTTCTAAATATATTACTACTTGTAAACCCTTGACTGAAATATCCACGATGTCTTCTTGAACCTCCTGTGTTTGTAATTGAATTTGGTATATATATATTATTTATCTTAACTGGTGGATCATTACCATAATTCCGTATCAAATACTCATCTAAATACTCTAATGAACTAGGTATAATGATTGTATCTATAGTATGTTCTGTGATTGAATTAAAGAATAAATTCTCTTTTATCGTTTTAATTGAATTTGGTAGAGCTATACTTGATAACCGAATATTACCATCAGTATTATTATCATCTACATGACCAAACACAGCATTGTCTATATATTTTAAACGACTACCCGCGCCAAAAGTAACTTTATTTAAAAACCTGCAGTATGCGAATGCTTGAGTACCTATAGCTATTACGGATGCTGGAATATGTATTTTCCGAAGACTAATTGAAACCTGAAATGCTCTGTTATTAATTCGTTTTACAGATGGATTATTTCCCCAATATATATTACTTAATGAGTTACATTGTTGAGCGAATTCTTTGGGGACCACTGTAAATTGGTCTGGAATAAAAATAGATGTCATTGAATCACAATCACGGAAAAAATCAGTATCGTCATAACTACTCCCCTCGACAAATGTAAAGAGTCTATCATTCCATTTAATATGATTGGCGCCGTCAGTTATACCTATATTTTTAAAAGCTTTTGTATTTATAGTTAATGAACTACTAGCACCATGTTCAAATGTAATTGTTTTTAAGTTAGTATCACTGTCATACCTACTAGCAGGTATTGTAGTAACACTGGGTTTGAATATAGTATGAAGATTCCAACCAGAATGATTAGTTATATCGTTTGCTGTAGAATCTTTTATAACATAAAATACATTTGCTCCTGGCGCTTTATCTGCATCACCACCATTGTTATATATTTGCACTGTTGGTGTATTATGATTATTATATATATAAATACGTTTTAGATTAGTACAACCTACAAAAAAGTTATTAGAACCAGTACCATTATAGAATGTTGTGTTATTAACAAATAAATGTATTTCTTCCAGATTAGAACTTTGAAAATTATTATATTTATAAAAATAGTTTAAATCAGTTTTCGCATTTTTTTGAAATATATTCACAAGTTGTAATTTGGTATTATTCTGACACATATAACCGATTATTTTTGTTAAACGATGTGGAAGTATAATTGCTCTTAAATTTCCATTTTCAACAAAAGTATGTTTGTTACTATTAGTTACTTGTTGAAAATTGATATCAATACAATTTTGTTCGAATGATATTTGTCGACATTGATTACAATTTACTACTATTTTTTCGTTGTCGTTAACTGAATCATTATCACCGTAAATCCATGTAATATTTGATGGTATATATAACCCTTGAAATACGGGTAAATCGATAAAGCACTTGTCGTCAATTTGCGAAACATTACTACTTGGTATTGAAATAGAGACTAGATTGTCACAGTTGATATTAGCTTTATTAAAAACATTCGTTCCAAACATAGAAAAACTTCCAGTACATTTTGCTTTCCAATAATCAGACGTGGAAATACTAGCATTACTACAAGCACTATTTACATTCGAGTAACTTAACGTATAATCAACATGATTTACAGTAATAACTTTAAACCTCCGTTTGGTTGCATTAGTTGGAAAAAGATTATCAGGATAAGCAGTATTATCATTTTCTACGTAGACAATACAACCTGAACTTATATCTGTAAACGCACCTGTTCCTATAGAACTAACACTATCATCTATATATAAACTTTCCAAACTAGAACAATTTTTGAATGCATTAGCACCAACAGAAGTTACTGTTTCTGGAATATAAAAATATGTCAAACTAGTACAATCTTCAAACGCATTTGCGCCAATAGAACCATTCACGCTATTACGAGGAATGCCATAACCCATAACAGCTACTTCTAAACTAACACATCCTTTAAATGCACTGTTTGGAATAGAAGTAACGGAGTCGGGTATAAATATTTGTTTTAAAGCACTACAATATTCAAAAGCATTAGTACCAATCGTTTCAAGTTTATATTTATGGTTACTATCCACAGCAGTATCTAATGTAACAGCACGTAAATTAGAACAACCTTTAAAAGCATTTCCACAAATATCAGTAACTTGATTAATTGTAACTACACAGACTTTTTTATCATGAAGAAATGCGTCTTCATCAATAACAGTAATATCACTCGCAAAATCGGCTTCATAAAATCCAGTAAATCCTTGGGCTGACAGTTGTGCTATTCGCATAGTATTTGTGAAACGTCCATTATTACCACTATTAGTAAATGTTACAGTGGGTAAATATACACCGTATGATATATCAGAATAATGCATGGAAACGTCCATATGATAATAATTACCGTGACCTGAATAATTGACATATTCAATGTCGGCGATAGCTTTGTTATAAGTTTCCAACTGAATATCGGATTTACTATGGATATTGGTAGTCGGGTCTCCAATTAATGCATTAACGCCGAAGTAAAAAACTTGTTGAGTACTATTTTTTTCTGTTTTTGTTGCATCATTGGTATGTAAATGATAGTCATTATAATTAAGAGGACCCGTGCCTGGAGGTGTTGCCCCTCCATCAGCAAAAGTCCCAGTATATTCATCTGAACTATAAAGAAAAATACGAAATGGTGCTGTTCTAGCATATTGAGCACCACCTTCTATGTAATCTGTACCATTACGTCCATAAACACGAATGCCTGCTATTTTTTTATTACTACCCAAATCAACACCTAACCATTCTCGTGTATTTACAGAGGACATTGTATGGTGGAAATCGGTTGTAGAATCATTAAAAGCGTTATTTGATGGATAGGCGTTATTAGTATAATTTGATGATTGAACGTAGCTGGTGTTTCCTAAGTTCAAAGCAATATTCGTACCATTTTCATCATAAATTTCTATTTCAGCATATTGCATATACGTATTCGCCGTTTCCAATTGAATAAAGAAATATTGTGCTTGTTTAAAACCGCCAATATGACCGTAACTGAAAACTTCTCGTTTGATATTAGCACTACCACCATAACAATCTATCTGTTTTCTAACAGCATTATCGCTGTGAAAATAGTGATTATCATACCCAATAGGACCAGAGCCAGAATTAGTATCACCCATTGTATTCTGAAATTTATATCCTGGATTCGCAGTTAAAAAGTCTGAATATTCAGACTCAGTATATAAATGAATACGATGAGGTGCTTGACTAGAATAATTGGATCCTCCAAACAAATAGGTGTCATCTAGGTATCCATATACACGAATTTGGGCGATTTTTTTGTTAGAACCTAAATCTATGCCCCACCAACTTCGTTGTCCCGAAACCGCATTAGTTATAGCAGAACCAAAGGACCCATAATTATTATCAACATTCTCACCTGGCGGATGAGAAGAGTTACTAACATAAGTAGAGCTTTGAACGACATCAGTTTCATTTAACGCAATATTTGTTCCGTCTTCGTCATAAATTCCAATTTCGTGCAGAGCTAACGAGGTGTTTTCCGTTTCCAATTGAATAAACATATAACGTGCTTCTTTAATATAATACGAATACTCACTAATTGCTCTATCAATATCACGAGGTCTTATCTTTGTTTGTAATAAATCAAACTCGAAATGTTGTTGAGTTCCATCATTAATCGTTTCATTTACATCCGCATCGTCGGTATGTAAAGTATAGTTGTTATAATCAAGAGGTCCGGTTCCTGGTGTTGAATCATACCCATTCGCAAAAGTCCCGGTATATTCATCTGATGTATAAAAAAAGATACGAAATGGTGCTGTTCTAGAATATGCATCCCCTTCTTCTGTAAAATCAAAATTACTATTAGTAATACGACCATAAATATGAATACTAGATATTTTCTTATTACTACCCAAATCAACACCTAACCATTCACGAATATTTGTAGAATATGCTGTAAATTGAAAGTTGCCTGTATTGTTATCAAATGCTTTAGATGCTTGAAAACCGGTATTATTAGCGTATAATGAAGATTGAACGTAGCTGGTGGTTCCTAAGTTCAAAGCAATATTCGTACCATTTTCATCATAAATTTCAATTTCGGCATAATTCATATGTTGATTAGCTGTTTCCAATTGAATAAAGAAATATCGTGCCTCGTGATGTCGTGTTACACTAGGTTTAATTGTAATGTTATATGGCGGTAAATTAGGCTCTCTATAATAAGTGGCATTTACAGCATAATTATTAGAAACCACATCACCTACATCATCATCTAAACGCGCGCCGTATATAATATTTAGACCATAATAAAATATTTCTTGATTACCGTTTGTTTCTCTTTTTGTTGCATCATCGGAATGTAAGTAATAGTCGTCATAATCAAGAGGTCCGGTTCCACCATCAGAAAAAGTCCCAGTATATTCAGATGATGTATAAAGATAGATACGAAAGGGTGCTGTTCTAGCATAAGCACTACCACCTTCTATATAATTCGCACCATCACGTCCATAAATACGAATACCTGATATTTTTCTGTTGCTACCTAAATTAACACCTAACCATTGACGACCACTTGGAACAGGGTTATCTTCCGTATGGTGATAACCATAACCAGTTGTATTACCATCAAATGCCTTACTTGCAGGATAGTTATCAGAACTATGACTTGAAGATTGAGCGGATGTTATAGTAAAATAACTAGGAATATTATCACCGTTTTCATTATAAATTTCAATTTCGTGATAATTCATAACAGTATTTTCCGTTTCCAATTGAATAAATAAGTATTGTGCTTCTTTACAATACTTTTCAACTACACCTTCAACATTATTACTACTTATTAATGTATTAAAGAGAGGTTCTATAGTAACAGTATCGGTAATCTTACTCATATTATTATACCTGTATATATCATATAACACGATATTTTGATACAAATATAACCTTATTCTAAATATATTATTTTACAACATTGATTGTAAAATAATAGTTAAATACTGTGTATTTTTGGGAATGATGTCAATGTTCTCGATGTTATTAAAAACATTTGGTAAAATTATTTATTTTTCGTTTTGTATTTTTTTGTTTTCTTGTTTTTGCGAGAGCCTTTTGATTTTCCTCCCTTTTTCCCCTTTTTACGTCTAGAAATACGTTTTTTACCACCTGATTTCGCACACTCTTCTTCGAGAACATTGTTCTCAATATATCTAAGTTGTCCGAGTTTTATAGATACTTCTACTTGACAATGATTCGCACTTACTACAGCTTGTCCTGATTCATCTTCAGTTGCTAAACGGGTATTTAATGAAGCAATGGGGTTTTTACTTCTATTATTATTTGTTTCGACAATGAATATTTGGTGTGGTTGATTTACAACTTCATCTAAGTATTCGAGTGGTATCATGACGCCGAATAATCCTATTATATCCATATTCAATGTAGGTCCACTTATGATATTTTCCTGACGTGCTATAAAAGCCATATCAGTTTGCTTACATTGATATACAATTTTGGATTCATCAAGTGTTTCATTGGCAATAAAACCTTGAATTTGCGTTCTATTAATCATAGCCACTTGTTTATCAAATATAAAAAGTAAATTATTAGGGTCTTCCTTAATGTAATCGCAATATTTAACATCTTCCATCATAATTACATTGTGACCGGTCATTCCTACCGTGGGAAATGGGTTAATATCACTCTTATTAATAGTAGTTTTCTCACGTTGGAGATAATCATTTTTCATTACTTCACGACGTCTTTCACGTTGTTCTCTTCTTTCTTGCTCTTGAGTGCCATTTTCTTGGTCTAACCAATCGCCATTATTGAATATACTTATAAGGTTATTTGGTGATTCGAAATCACTTATATTATTTACATCGTAACCATCTTCACTAATAAAACTAATATCATTAAGATCATCACTAAAACTAGGTTCTCTACTACCAAGTGATTCATGTGTTTGGTCTACACCAGTTGGTGAATATGATTCAGGCAAATCGGTGGTTCCTCTGAATACATTACTATTGTTACTATTACTATAATCAAGGTCAGTGCTAGTTCTCAATACATTCGAACTATCGTCAGATATTGGAATCATTTCTTCTAATTCATCTTCACCGTCACCTTCATCGGCACTCATTTCGGATTCATATATAGTATTTGTTAAAACCGCATCTTTTATATTACTACCTTCTAGGTTAGTTCCATCAAGAATTGCACTGTCAAACACTGTATTGGTTACATCTGTTTTAGATAAATTAGCATCTTCCAAATCAGCACCGCTAAAATTGGCAGCTCTCAAAGTCGCTTTAGATAAATCAGCATTTTCTAAGTTTGCTTCTATAAAGTTAGAACCTCGTAAATCGGAACCTTGTAATTTAACACCTTTGAATTTTGCCTTTTCAAAATTAAAATTATGTAAGGTTATATTTTCACCATTAGCACCATTCTCAAGTAAGAGAACAATAATTTGAGTATAATTATCAAAACGCATAAAATCATCTGCATTACTAATAGGATATGGAATAGCATTATATTTTTCAATAGCATTATCTAAAGGTGTTTTCCCACTTGCATCTTCAAAACTAAGATCTTCCAGTTGTTTAATATTTGATTGTATGTATTCTAAATCAGCTTTGTTTATTGCTTTCATAAAATCAGCATTGGAAGAACCACCTTTATGAGATTTTTTGGATCTAGTTCTCTTTTTATTTTTACTGGATCCTTTATGTTTTTTAGTTTGAACCATTATATATTACTATAGGTATATATTATCATATCAAATTATGGAACAAAACGATTTATTATTATGCATTTTCACAAGTGTATTCGTAATTACTATTTTCATATATTGGCGAATTCATACTATTACTGACGACGTAAATGATTTATGATTTATTCATAAAAAAATACTTATAATAATATTCATTTTTAGTATGAATAGATTCTGGTGAAAGAATCAATCCAATTTGTTTCTTATTTGGTTCTACAGTTACTTGGTCGAAACGCAATAACGGTTTAAGGTCGTTTCTAAATATACCTGTCATTTTTCGTATAAGACCACTAGGACCATATGATTCAATATAATACATTTTTCCATCTGTTAGTTCTTCTGGTTTTACTTCCATTTATATATTATATCGTTAGTGATATATTATGATAAAATTGATTAAAAGAAACTCTATTATATATATTATATAACAATAGATATCAATAATGATTGAAATACAAAATGATGAAGGATTGAATTATTTAAAAACCATACCAAAAAATTCTGTTGATTTGATATTAACAGACCCACCTTATATCATTTCAAGAGAAAGTGGAATGAATACCCATTATGAAAATGTCAAAGAAAATGAGAAAAACAACGTGGAATTTGTAAAAACAGAAGAAGAATGGCAACAATATAAAATCGATAACGGTTTTGATACTGATGATAAAAAAGAAAATTATATGAAATATGGAACTATATACGGAAAAAAATATTGTGTTAAGACTGATTATGGTGATTGGGATAATGATTTTACGATGGAAAACTTAGATAATTTTATAGGTGAATATTACAAAAAGTTAAAAAAAGGCGGGACTATGATTATGTTCTTTGATTTGTGGAAAATATCGGAATTGAAAGACCTAATGGAAAAACATAAGTTCAAACAAATTCGGTTTATTGAATGGATTAAAACAAATCCCCAACCATTAAATTCAAAAACCAACTATCTTACTAATTGTCGCGAAATAGCATTGTTAGGTGTTAAAGGTGGAAAACCAACATTTAATAGTAAATATGATAATGGTATTTATATGTATCCTTTACAAGGCGGGAAAAATCGTTTCCATCCTACACAAAAAAGCCTTCCATTATTTGAAGAATTGATAAAAAAACACTCCAATGAAAATGATATTGTATTAGATACGTTTTTAGGTAGCGGAACAACTGCTATTGCTTCTAAAAATACAAATCGGCAGTTCAAAGGATGTGAAATTTCTAAAGAATATTATGATAAAATTATGAAGATTGTTTGAATGAATATTATTTTTCGAGCTTGTAAATTTGTGTAGCATTTTTATAAATATACTTATGAGTAATAGTGAAACCCAATCGAGGATCTTTTCTTTTTTTTTCGGACTCATAAATTGGTTTCAGCTTAGTTAACGCTAAATTTAGGACAATATCAGCAGCCATTCTCCAAATTTCCTGGATTTTTCCATTTTCATATCGTGTAAAATAATGATACTTATATCTTCCAATTTTCTTTTCTTCCAAATACTTTTTCTGCTCTTCCCAAGTGGATTGAACGCTAATTCCATTATAAGTAGCATTTATATTTTTACCAGTAGTTGATTTGTATTCACATTCATTACCTTCTTCATCTATCGCATCCGCACCTGAAAATGTTTCTGCTACTTTATGATGTAAATGGTTAGCCATATGGATTTCACGTGAACGAGCGTATGAAAATGGATCTCCCCAATTATTCTCAATACAGATTTGATACATACGTTCAAATAGATCGGAAAATTCCTTTTCGGGACTGACTGTTACAGTTCCTCCATTATCTGGCAATTCTGAAGAAATCATAATATTTTATATCTGATTTGCTTACATCATATATAAAATCTAAATTCAATTTTACAAGTGTTATTCATTTTTAATACTCCTCTTGTCTTGCTGCTTGAAGTCTGCGAACGTGTGTTTGTAATCTTCGGTTTTCATCTTCCATATTATTACGCATTTGTTTTAATTGATTATTTTCAGATTGTAAATTGTTATTGGCTTGACGTGACTGCATTAGATTTATAGCATCTTGTCTAACATTGATGGTTTTTCCATTTCCGGTCGTATTATCACCATTTGTGTTATTGTTTTCATCTTCATCTTTTGTATTTTCTATTTCAAATTCAGATATTTTTAATTGACGATAAAAAGACTCTAGACGATTCAAAAATGTTGATAAATGTCCGCTATGATCGTATGGATTGCTTCCCGCCTTATAGTGTCTCCCAGTTAAAGCTATAAAAAGCCATATTTCTTGATTTATCTTTGTCTTATAAGCATTGAATAAAAAGTATTTTTTGTCCCATTTAAACAGACCAATATAACCGGTTATTAAACTTACTAACAATTGGGATATCCATACAGTCCAAAATATCGTGTCGTAATGAATATTATTTTTATCGCTATTAATAGACAGTAATGCAGGATTTATTATAGAACACGCTATCAAAAAGATTTGGGTGCTATTATATAATTTGGATACACTATTGTAATTATTCGTGCAATAAGTTAATATACTATGAAAACGGGTCAATATAATATTCTTTTCATAACTATTCAACGATGGTAAATTTATAATAATTTCGTATATTTTATCAAAATCATCAATTAAATTTTGTTTTGTCATATTCGTTATTAAGTCACAGCACGTTTTCGTGTATTTATCTGGAGTATATATCTGTATATTATCATTTATAGTTAGCATTTGTTTACGAACATCAATATCTCTCTGTTTTTCAATAATATCCAATTCATATTCTTTTGTACGTAAAGTATCTTCTTTATTTCGCAATGTTTCTTGTTCTATTTTTCTATCTGTGAATTTTTTTGATATGCCCAATAAGTCATTTTTGTTATTTTCATAAATAAAATTCATATGTTTTACTACAGAGAAATAATCCAAAAAACTTATATTCTGATAGGTTCCTAATTTATTTATATGTTCCCGAACGTATTGGTCTAATACTATATTGTTAATTGTGCTTTTTTCTGGGTTTGAATAATCGTTATTATATTCAAACTCATTTTGTAATATATTATTAAACTGTTTCAATGTAATATGACCGCTTCCATTTGCATTCTTATCAAATATTTTTTTATGATGGTTATAAAAATCTTCTTCTTTTCGTTCCGTTATTCCTAGTTCTTCTTTTTCGTTACTTTTCGTGTGCATTTGTTTTTTACCTCTATTATCTTCATATGGATTTTCTACCTCAAATTTTGGTCTATTTACTCCGGTTACACTTGAATCAGATGGATCAAATTCTCGTAAAGCATCTTCCCAATTTTCGTTTGATAATTCTGATATATTATCATCATTTTTTGATATAGAACGTATACAATCTTCATTTACATATAATTCTCGTGGTCTTGACTCGTGTGTACCATTTGAATTTTTAATTGGTTTATCATATTTTATATAATAAGTACCATTACGATTTACTAAAAATATTTTTCCCGGATACCATACACCAAGTCCTTTATAGTTTGCCTCAATCTTATCATCTTGTTTAAATTTGGGAGTATTATTATGAATTGTATTGTTATCTTTTTCTGGCATAATACGTATATATTCAGAACTTACATTAATCTCCTTTTCCCCGTCGTCGTAGTCAATATCATATGACCCATTCAAACGCTTTCGGGCGATTCTTCCAGGATACCAGCGTCCACGACCACGATAGTTTGCTTCGACTTTATCACCTTCTTTAAATTCAGAGTTCTCTACAGGTGTATCTTTACTATCTTTTTCTGGTCTAGCACGCACATATTCAGGAATTACGCCAAGCTCTTTATCGCCATCGTCGTATTCAATATCATATGTTCCATTCAACCGTTTTCGGGTGATTTTTCCAGGAAACCAGCGTCCTTTACCACGATAGTTTACTTCGATTTTATCGCCTTCTTTAAATTCAGGGTTCTCTACAGATGTATCATTACTATCTTTATTGTCTTCATTGTTATCTTCATTATTGTCTTCATTATTTGGTGGATTTGTATTTTCTTGAGAAAGTTGATTCTCTAAATCTGGTTCTTCGTGGGAACTGTTTTTCGACATTTCTTCGTCCTTTATTGACGACATTATATATTATTGTGCGAATTATTTTTTTGGTGTAAAGTAATTATTTTATTACGAGTATGAATTATTTATATGCTTATTTTATATCACTATGACAGATACCAATAGTGTATTTTTAGATGAAATTGGTATGAAATATATGTTTTTAAGTTTATTCGCTCATGATCCTTGGCATGATTTTAATGCTAATACTAGAATAGACGATGATATTATCAAAAAACTACAAAACTTGGTAAATTTAGTCTATGATACTCCAGTTATTGGAGGAGAAAAACGTAAATATTCTGATATGGATACAAGTGAAATAGTTAATATTGATAATAATACCGATATTATAGAATATAAAAAACAAGTAGTAAACGATTTTGTAGAGTCTCTAACAAATGAAATTTTTAGTGATGGGTTATTATATACAATTGATTTACTAGAAGATGATGAATTAAATCCAAATCTTAATGCTGTTTCGTTTGATGCTTTACAAGAAAACATAATTAAGCCTGCTATTAAAATATTAAAGGATTCCAAATGGTCTTCACTATCTGTAGTTCATAATATATATAAACCAGAATTATTACCTATTTTAGAAAAATCATCAATTACTATAGACCTTGTAGATAAAATAACCGAAGTAGAAAATAAAACAAAACAGAACTTATATTCTATTGTATTATCTGAAGAAATTAATGTTAATAATGAATATATTTGCAAAAGTTTTTGGGATTTACCACAT